CTACGGGGTGCGTCTGCGCGGCTACCGCCAGCCGGTGTGGTCGGCGTCGGCGTCGGCGATCCCCGACCTGGACGCCCGCCTGCACCAGGCGCTCGCCTACTACGCGATCGGCCTGGTCTACGCCGCCCAGGAAGACGAGATCCTCGAAGGCGTCTACATGGCCCGGTGGCAGCGTGACGTCACCCAGCAAGCCAAGATGATCCTCGAACCGGCCCGCCACCGTCCCCTCGTCCTCAACGGCGGTGGACCGGTCGGGGGCGTCCCCTCCTACGTCATCAACCCTCCACCGGTCGGTCCGTGACGTAGATGCCGAACCGGATCGAGCCGCTCAACCTGATCACCTTCACCGGTGGGCTGAACCTGCGGCGCAACCAGTTCGAACTGGCCGACAACGAGTCACCCGACCTGCTCAACGTCGACATCGACCCGCGCGGCGGCTTCTACACCCGCAAAGGCTGGCAGCGCTGGAACCGTGACGACGTCGTCGATGTCAGCTCCACCGCCTGGGAGCCGCGCAACGCCTGGGCGCACGTCACCTCGGCCGGCGACCAGTACGTCTACGTCGTCAACAACCACGTCGTCTACCGCTCCAACAACACCGGCACGTTCATCGCGCTGAGCGGACTGAACGCCCAGGCCGCACCCCACCAAGCCGACTTCACGGCGTGGGGCAACGACGTCTACGTGGCGGCGGGGATCACCCAGTCCGCGGCGCGCATCTCGGCGGCGGGCCTCGTCACGATGCTCGACGACGACGCCTTCTCCGAGGTCGACGCACCGACGAACGACATGATGCCGCGCGCCGACTTCACCACGACCCACGCCGGCTACCTGTTCGTCGCGGTGACCAACGAGACCGACGGCATCCATGCGACACGGGTCCGCTGGTCGCATCCCGGCGTCCCCGACGCGTTCCGCAACGACGACTACTTGGACATCGACGCCGGAGGCGGGCGGATCACCGGGCTGATGTCGTTCCAGGACCACCTGCTGATCTTCAAGTCCTCGACGATGTGGGCGCTGTACGGCTACGACGAGTCGTCCTGGCAGCTGATCCAGGTGTCGACCAAGACGGGCTGCCCGACGGTGACGGCGATGACCCGCTCGGAGACCACCGCCTACTTCGCGTCGTCCACCGACCTCGGCGGCATCTACGCCTACCAGGGCGGCCAGCCGATCTACCTGTCCGAGGCGCTGCGCCCCGCCTTCGAGCAGTTCTTGAACTTCGACAACGTGTTCGTGTCGTGGTGCGCCCAGCGGCTGTGGGTGTCGGTGCCGTGGATCAACAACATCGGCGCCACCCAGGAACCGACATCGGTGTTCGTGTTCGACCCGACGATCGGCCAGGGCGCCTGGACGATGTACCGCTCCAACTACGGGGCGTTGGCGTTGGCGATCGACAACTCCGACGTCACCGGACGTCACGCCCTCGGCGCGTTCTGGTCCGACCAGGCGGCCTGTCTGGTGCTGCTCGACTACATCGACGACGCCTACGACGTCATCACCGAGACCCCGGTGCTCGGCACCCAGAACAGCCTCGACAACATCGATGCCCCGTACCTCGTCACCGGCAACAACGAGGAGATCCAAGTCGGCGGCGAGCGCTTCGTCGGCCAGCCGTTCGACTCGTACTACCGCACCAAGTGGCTGCACGCTGGATGGCCCGAACGCAAGAAGTCGTGGCGGCGACCCACGTTCATCTGCCGTGAGGTGCCACGCAACACCGACCTGCTCGTCGAGACGTATCGCGACTACAACGAGACCAACATCTACCGGACCCGCACGCTGCGCCTGCGTGTGCGCGGCGGGGCGTTCTGGTCCGAGGAGGGCTTCGACGCGCGGGCCACGACGGGCACCGCCGGGTTCGACTGGAAAGAGCTGGGCGCAGCCGACCCGTCGGGTCGCGGCGCCGACTGGGGTTCGGAGCGGCGCGGTTCGCAACTGGTGCGCGCCGGGACGATGGGGCTGGCGCGCGCCGTGCAGCTGCGGGTGCGTGCCTCGCCCAACACGCAGCGTCAGAAATGGGGCATCGACGCCATCGTGGCGAAGATCGTCATGCGGAGGTTCCACTGAGATGGTGAAGCCTCTTGCTTTTATGGGCTACCATCCGATGATGGACAAGACCTGCATCGTCTGCAATGAGACCTTCGACCGTGAAGTGGGGTTCTACAAGTCAGGGAAGGGCGTGACGTCGCGCTGCCGTCGCTGTCACAACATCTATGCCCGTGAGCGGTACCTGTTGCTGACGCCCGAACAGCGGACAGAGCGTTCGCGCACGCGTCAGGCGCGCAAGTACGGGCTGACTCGTGACCAGTACGAGGCAATGGGCGCCGAGCAGAACTATGCCTGCTACCTCTGCGGTCGTCAGACCGGAGCGATTTCGCGTGGTCGTGGCAGCTGGGACTCGGGGCTGACTCTGGATCACGATCACGTCACCGGGACGCTGCGTCGACTGCTCTGCTCTAACTGCAACATGGCCGTCGGGCACGCACAGGACGACCCGGCGCTGTTGCGTCGCATGGCTGACTACGTCGAGTCATATCGTCAAGGAGCTTAGTCATGGTGAAACTCGACTACGTCTACGACCTGGTCAACGACTCGCCTGCGTCGGCGACCCCGGTCGAGGCGAACTTCAACCGCACCGAGCAGTTCATCAACCAGGAGATGCTCAACCGCGACGGCAGCGTGGCGATGACCGCCCAGCTGCGCCTGGCGACCGACCCGGTCAACGCGCTCGACGCCGCCCCCAAGCAGTACGTCGACGGGATCATGCCGATCGGCACGATGATGATGTTCGGCGGCGCGTCGGCCCCGACGGGCGGCCAGTGGCTGCTGTGCAACGGGGCGGTCCTGCAGCAGAGCGCGTACCCGGATCTGTTCGCCGTGATCGGACGCACCTACACCCAGCCGGCCACACCCACCGGCAGCTTCTGTCTGCCCGACCTGGCCGGAAGAATCCCGATCGGGGTCAGCTCCAGCGATGTGCTGGGCGACCGCAAAGGCACCCGCGACGCCGTGGTCATCAGCCACAGCCACACGATGACCCACACCCATGCCTCGGTGAGCACCGGCACCGACTCACCCGACCACGCCCACAACGGCGTCGACCACACCCACGGCAACACCGGCGGCCAGAGCGCCAACCACACCCACGTGATGGGCGACGCCAACCAGATCTTCCGCATCAACAGCGTCGCCCCCAACTTCTACATGGGGACGGCTGGCGTGAACTCGTTGCCGACCGAGATCATCCCGCTGAACGCCTTCACCACAGGCGGGGCGAGCAACGACCACGTCCACGGCACCGGTGGCGCCGACCGGTCCCTGACCACCTCCGGTGCCACCGCCCGCCACGCCCACACCGTCCCCGCGCTCACCTTCACCGGCGACACCGCCGTCTACGGTGCGCCGTCCGCCAACGCCAACATGCCCCCCGTCATCGTCGTCAGCTTCATCATCAAGGCGACCTGAACCATGCCGATCGCCGATGTCGCCGGATACAACCAGGCCGCCAGCGACCTGCAGTACCGCTACAACACGGATCGGGCGACGAACGCCTACGGCAGGTTCCTGTCCCAGCAGCGCGGCTCGCGTCAGCTGTCGGACCTGTCGACCGGGTTCAACCGCCAGCTGCCCAGCTACCGCGCCGGGCTCGGGGCGCGCGGCATGGTCGGGCCGGGCATCAACTCGGGTGTGATGCGCCGCTCGATGGCGAACTTCTTGGGCGACTACGCCCGCGACTACGGGCGCGCCCAGCAGGACACGATGCAAGAAGCCCAGAACTACGACCTGCAGGCCGCCCAGCTCGACGCCTACTTCAACAACAGCCTGGCGTCGATCGAGCAGCAGAAACAGGCTGACATCGCCAACGCCGCCATGGCGATCGAAGCGTTGCGGCCCTACCTGGGCAGCCTCGGAGGAGGGATCAGCTGATGGCAACCGGTGGTTCAACGCTGCCGCGGGTGTCGACCCCGTACACCCGTCGACTGACCGCAGCCAACGAGGGTCCCGCCGACCGTGCCGACCGCGCCGCGGCGCAAGCGTTGGTCGCCGGCGGGCTGCCCGCGACGTACACGACGCTGGCCGGGCCGGGGACGATCAACCAGTACCGCACCCAGAACATCGCCAACATCGCCAACACCCAGCGCGCCGCGATGGCGCCGCGCACAGCGGCCCCGACGCAGCGCCTGGCGCTGTCAAGCAGCGGCAGCAGCGGTGGTCGTCGCCGCGGTGGTGGCGGTGGCGGCGGTGCCGCCACCCCACTGTTCAGCCAGTCGATGCTCGACTGGGCGGCCCAGCTGATGCAGGGCGTGCACCCCCAGGCGTTGACCGCCAACACGTTGGACCTGCCCGACTACCAGGGCATGCCGGTGCGGCCGTTCGACAACTCGATGTACCAGCAGGCGCTCACCGCGCTCGGCGAAGGCCAGGCGACGGACACGGCGACCGCCAACCAGGCGACGCAGAACATGTTGAGCTTCCTCAACAACAACTACGTCAACGCGTTCAACAACCCGAACCAGACCTACAGCCAGGCGCCGGTCGGGATGGACCAGGCGGCGATGGCCCGGCTGCTGCAGTCACAGGGTGTCGACCCGAACGTGATGGCCCAGACCGCCAACGAAGGCGTGCAGGCCAACGCGGCGTTCGGGAACATGTGGCGGGCGCTCGCCGGCAACGAGGACATCATGCAGCGCAGCCGTCTCGCCAACGCCCAGCAGTACGGCAACCAGGCGATCCAGGCGATCAACGCGGCGGCCGCCGGCGGACGTCTCGGCATCAACCTGGGCCAGGCCCAAGCCCAGGCGGCGTGGCAGCAGCGCGCCGACGACCGGGCCTACCAGGACTCCCAGATCCAACAGCAGATCGCCCAGCAGGAGGCGCTGCAGAACTGGCAGCGGGCCAACCAGGTGCAGGACACCAACGCGCAGAACCTCAACTCCTACAACAACGCGGTCGCCCAGGCGATGCTCGGCCTGCTCCCCCAGATCCAGGGCAACCCGGCGCTGCACCTGCCGACCCTGCAGGCGTTGGGACTGGCGGCCTGACATGGCGAAGAAGCCACCGAACATCGGCGAGCTGGTCCCCGGCTCCAACGACTGGCTCAAGGCGTTCGACGCGTTGTCGCCCCAGGACCAGGCCGCGATCTTCAACTTCAGCTTCCAGGACCCGATCGACACCGGCGAGGAGGACTTCGGCGCCGGGTTCGACTTCGGTCCAGGCGTGGCCGGAACCGCGTACTCGGTGCCGTCGTTCCTCGGCGGCGGCACCGACACCGGCGTCGGGCTCGACCCGCTGTACCAGCAGGTGCTGCAGTTCGGCGGCGGCGTCAACCTGCCTCAGTTCACCTCGGCCGGCAAGCTCGACCCCTACGACCTCGGCCAGGAACAGGCCCGCAACAACCTGTACCAGGACCAGGTGACGTCGCTGGCCGACGTGATCATGTCGAGCCTGGCCGGTCCCGGCGCGCTCGACCCGCGGTCGTTCGCCCCGATCGTCACGATGCCGACCGACAAGATCAAGACACCGGGCCTGGCCGAACTGGACCGCACGGCGCGCGGCTCGGGCTACAAGGCGTTCATCGCCCGCAAGATGCGCGACGAGGGGATGACCGACGACGAGGCGACCGCCGCGCTGTGGAACTTCGTCGCCACCCCGGTCGACGCCAACGCCTCCAAGGAGGCCCGCGACCTGCACCAGTCGATCGTCGACTCGTTGCCGTCAGCGTTCAAGGGAAACAACCTGGGGGGTTTGCTGCCCCCGGCACCGGGCTCGTCCCAGACCCTGCCCCAAGGCCAGCGCGGTGGCGGCACCACCAACCAGCAGATCCGCGACCTGTTCAACGAGGCCGAGGTCGGCGACTTCGCCCGTGCCCTGTACACCAAGTCGTCCGAGGATCTGGCCGCCCAGGCCGCCGGCTGGGAGGACCCGAACAGTCCTGGCACCTTCTACACCGAGGCGCCGACACAGGAAGACAGCCCGCTCACCCAGAAGTTCCACAACCTCGGGCTGCCCACCCCGATCGCCCAGTACAACGATCCCGAGTACCTGCAGATGGCCTACGACGCGGTCGCCCCCGACCTGCAGGGCACGCTCGCTGACCGCCAGGCCCGCATCGACGCGGCGACCGCTGACACGACACGGCTGGGACGCGAGGCGTCGGCGGCCGACACCCGCTACGAGGAGCTGGCACGCGCCCTCGCCGGCCAGTACGACGTGACCCAGGCGACACCCCAGCCCGGCTACTACCAGCGCAACGTCGGCGCACCGACCACGCCGCAACCGACCCAGGTGTATCCGAGCGCGCCGCCGACGACGGCTGCGGGCAGCCTCGGCCCCTCCAGCCTTGGGCGCCAACCCCTGTCGATCCCCGGCGGGGTGCCGTGGATGGGCCAGGACATGACGAGTGGTGTCCAGACGCCGCGCATCAACGCGGCGCTGACCAACCTCGCCTCGAC